GCGCCCTCTGATACCACCACCACGCCGACGACGGTGCCGACGGCGACGAACGCGAATTACAAGCGGGCCGTGATGATCGAGCATATCGGTTAAGGAGGGGCGCGCATGTCAACAGGTTCAACGCAACCCTTCCGCCCCGCGGGGACGGCGACGGCGAGCGCTTCCACCACCGCGCGCACGGTGGCGCTGGTGGGCGGCGGCAATGCGGTGCTGGTGTATAATGCCAGCAGCGCCACGGCGTTTTTCAGGCTGGGCGGGGCGACGGGGCTGACGGCGACGAGTGCTGACACGCCGGTGCCGGCGGGTGGGCGGATGCTGGTGGGCGGCGGGCCGTTTGTGAACAACGCCGCCGTTGTGCTGAGTGCGGGCAGCGGCACGGTGTATTTCACGCTGGGCGATGGGGATACGTACTGACATGTCCGGCAGCGCGGCTTTGGCGTTCAGCGACGGGAAGAAGGCGGATATTCGCAGGTTCTGCGGCTATCCGGCCTATGGCGCGGGGGCTGCCGGTTTCAACGGCTGGCGGTTTTTCCAGGCATATGGAACGCTGGAGTACCGGATGAATCATCTGGCCCCGGCGGAGGTTGCGGTGACGCTGCAATATCTCGCGACGCTTGCGACGTTGGAGGCGGCGATTCCCGGAACCTCCGAAAATCTCGATACCGAGGCGGCGGCGGCCTGGACGCATAATGCCGATGAGCTGCGCGACCGCACGAATTTGCTGGATAGTTGGCGGCGGCGGTTGTGCGGCTTTCTGGGCGTGCCGCCCGGCCCGGCGCTGGCGCAGGCCGGCATTAGTTTGGTGGTTTGAGATGGAAGGCGTGCGGTTGGCGGACCGGCTGGCCTATGGCGCGGGCTGCGTGGCGCGGCGGGTCGGGTTTTTGCATGATGCCTACCGGCCAAGCGGGCCGGAGCAGCCTGTGGCGCTCGGCAACCGCTTCATGCGGCTGTGCGTGGCCTTTGTGCTGCCGGGCGGCTCCGTGGCGGCCCCCAGCGGCTTTGCAGTGCCGTTTCGCCAGGCCTGGGCGGATTGGAGCTATTTGCAGGCCGGGGATTATCTGGCCGGGCCGGAAGGCATTGTGTTTGTGGCGGCGATTGAGCCGCCCAAGCCGATGCTGGTGGTGATGACGAATGCGCTGGTGCGCCTGGCGCGGCCCGCGGCACCGGTGCTGGCGGGGCTGAACCCGTATGGCGCGGTGTTGCCCGGCACGGAGCGCGTGCTGCTCATGGGTTTTCCCGCCAGCCTGCTGCTGGGCGGGGTGGATGACCGCACCCGCGCCGGGCTGCCAGATGATACGAAACTGCCGGGCTTTACCGCGCTGCTCCCGCTGGTGCCGCAGGTGCAGCCGCAGGTGGCGGATCTGCTGATGAATGACCGCGATGAGCGGTTTGTGGTGACTGCGGTGGAGCAGGTTGGGTTTGTCTGGCGTTTATCCCTTGTGCAGGCGGTGAGCTGATGGCGGACCAGGCGGATGTGGAGACGGCGCTGGCGGCGATTGTTGCCAATGCGCTGTATCCGGCGGGCACGGCGGCGGCGAGCGCGATTGGGAATGTTTGCCGGGTATATCGCGGCTTTCCGGCAGCGCCGGCGCTGGATGCGGATCTGGCGGCGGGGGTTGTGAATGTGTCTGTGGCGGCGGAAGCGGCGCCGGTGAAGAATGTGACGCGCTATCCAAGACAATGGGTGACGGTGGCGCCGGTGACGGCGATGCTGAATGTGCAGGCGGCGGGCAAGTCCGCCGCGTTTTCCGGCACATGCGCGGCGGGGCAGTTGGCGGGCGTGATGGTGGATGATGCGCTGTTTGCCTATGCCGTGCAGCGCAATGACAGCCCGGCGACGGTGGCGAGCAATCTGGCGGCCTTGTTGCGCAGCGCCGGGTGGCTGGTGGATTATGCGGGCAGCATGATTACCGTGCCGGCGGCGGTGCGATTTACCGCGCGGGTGGTGAATGGCGCGGGGGCGTTGCAGGAGATCAAGCGTCAAATTCAATCTTTCAAAATCACGCTATGGTGCCCGGACCCGGCATCGCGCGATGCGGCGGCACCCTGTATCGACCAGGCGCTGGCGGGGCTTAATTTCATCCCGCTGGCGGATGGCACGTATGCGCGGCTGTTGTTCGTGGCGAGCAGTGCAGAGGATGGCTCGGCGGATGCCAGCCTGTACCGGCGGGATATTACCTATAGCGCGGAATATCCGACCGTTCTGGCGCAGATGACGCCGGCGATGCTGTTTGGCACGGCGCGCGTGACGGCGAACGGCGCGCTGGCCGAAACCCTACAAGCTTAAAGGAAAATCCATGAAGTTTCATCTGGTGGTGCTGAAACCCTTCGCGCAGTACCGGCGCGGCGACATGATTACGGATGCCGTGACGATCGAGAAGATTCTCGGCGGCCCGCGGGCGGGTTTCGTGGTCCGCATTACGCCCAAGGAGGGCTGAGACATGCCGATTGTTCAACAAGGGGCGATCAACACCACGGCGCTGATTGTGCCGGATTTATATGTTCAGATCGTCCCGCCGCAGACCTTGCTGCTGAACGGCGTGCCGACGGATGTGCTGGGCGTTGTGGGCACCGCGAGCTGGGGGCCGGTGGGCGAGCCGACGGTGATCGGCACGATGGGCGATTATGCCAACCGGTTCGGCGCGGTGATGCCGCGCAAACATGACATGGGCACGCAGGTGGCGACCGCCGTGCAGCAGGGGGCGGGCAATTTCATCTGCGTGCGGGTGAGCGATGGCACCGACACCGCGGCATCGCTCACGCTGCTGGGCGCGATTACCTTCACCGCCCTTTATACCGGCACGTTCGGCACGCAGTTGAGCGTGACTTTGTCGCCTGGGTCGGCGGCGAGCAGCTGGCGGCTGACCGTGGCACTGCCGGGGATGAATCCGGAGGTGTTTGATAATATCACCGGTACGGGGCCGAGCTTCTGGGCCAATGTGGCGAATGCGGTGAATGATGGGAACGGCGTTTTGCGCGGTGCTTCGCAGCTGGTGGTGGCAACCAACCTGGCGGGCGTGGCCGCACCGGTGGCCGGGGTGTATCCGTTCAGCGCCGGTACGCCGGGGCAGGATGGCGCGGCGGGTGTGACGGCCGCGATGCTGGTGGGCAGCGATACGTTGCCGCGGCTTGGCATGTATGCGCTGCGTGCGCAGGGCTGCGCGATTGCGCTGCTGGCCGATGCGGATGACCCGACGCAATGGAGCGTGCAGACGGAATTTGGCCTCTCCGAGAGCGTGTATATGATTTTAACCGGGCCGGCGGGGGATAATATCGTCAATGCCGTGACGGTAAAAGCCGAGGCCGGCATTGATAGTTATGCTGCCAAGCTGATGTTCGGCGATTGGGTCTATTGGTCCGACCAGGCAAATGGGCTGGTGCGGCTGGTCTCGCCGCAAGGGTTTGTGGCGGGGCGGCTCGCCAATCTCTCGCCCGAGCAATCCTCCTTGAACAAGCCGCTCTATGGGGTGATCGGCACGCAGAAATCCGGCCAGCCGGGCGTGGGGACGGCGACGACCTATGCGAGTGCGGATCTCTCGGCCCTGTTGAGTGCAGGGATTGACGTGATCGCCAATCCGCAGCCGGGCGGGGCCTATTGGGGCGTGCGCGGCGGGCATAATGCGTCCTCCAATGCCGCGATTAATGGCGATAATTATACGCGCCTGACAAATTATATCGCGAGCACGCTGGCGAGCGGCATGGGCGCTTATGTGGGGCAGTTGGTGAATGCCACGCTGTTTCAAAATATCCGCGCCACGCTGCTGGCTTTTCTGAACGGGTTGCTTTCGCAAGGCATGCTGGGGAGCACCACAAGCGCGCTGCCTTTTGCGGTGGTGTGCGATGCGAGCAACAACCCGGCGAGCCGCACGGCGCTGGGCTATGTGCAGGCGGATGTGCAGGTGCAGTACCAGGCGATCAACGAGAAATTCATCGTGAATGTGCAGGGCGGGCAGACGGTGCAGGTGAGCGTGCAGACGATTCCGGCGAACGGTTAAAGAGGGGAACAACATGCCGTATAATATGTTTTCCGTTGGCAGCGACTGCCAGTTTGTGGTGATGGGACCGTTCGGGCGGGTCGATCTGGCGCATGTGACCGGGTTTGAGGCGAAGCAATTGACGATTGCGGTGCGGGTGGACCGGCTGGATGGCGTGCAGCTTGGCGCGGAATTGCCGAAGGGTTGGGCAGGGGTTTTTTCGCTCGATCGCGGGTCCTCGGCGGTGGATGATTTCATCGCGCAGATCGAGGCGGCGTATCTGGCGGGGCAGAGCGTGAATGCAGGTACGCTCTACCAATATGTCAGCGAGCCGGATGGCTCGACCTCGACCTATCAATTCAGCGGCGTGGTGTTTAAGCTGACGTCCGCCGGTGCGTACAGGGGCGATGCGCCGGTGACGCAGCAGCTGGAGTTTTACGCCTCCAGCCGCACGAGCGTGTCTTGAGCGAGATGACGATCGATAAAGCCGGGCGGAAGATTGCGCTGCGGCGGGTGGGCGTGGTGGAGCAGTTGCGGCTGTATAAAGCGTTGGGCGGAGAATTATCGGCCAATGATGCATATATGGAGATGGCGTTTATTGCTGCATCTGTCACGATGATTGATGATGTGCCGGTGCCGTTCCCGGCGAGCGAGGCGGCGCTGGAGGCGGTGCTGGAGCGGCTGGGGCGTGATGGGCTGGCGGCGGTGGATGCAGCACTACCCGCGCCAAGCGAGGCCGAGATGGCGCATGCCGCGGGAAACTTGCGCGGCACCCCGGGCTGATCGATTGCCTGTATCTGGTTCGGTGCGGGGTGCCGTTTGACGTTGCGTTCGCTTTGGAGGCGCCGGAGCGTCTGGCGTATCTGGTGATTTTCGGCGGATTTGAGGGGCTGCGGTTTGATTGGCAGCGGCTGCGCTGGCAGGCGGATTGATGGCGCGTGCGGAGGTAGCTGGAATGGGGCGCGTTCAGAAATTTCAGGCGAATGTTGAACGAACCGTGATTCGTGGACGGCTGCAAAAACGCGAATTTGCGCCGAGGGTGATGCGATTTCGGGGTGCGGCACGGCGGGTGGCGCGCAAGGCGGTGACGGGTGTGGGTGGGCTGATGATCAAGTCGGCGGCGCCGGTGTTTTTGAGCGGGCGAAAGGTGGAGGCATCGTGGCGCTCTTCGAAGATGCCGGCCGCCGTGACGCGCCGGGCGAGCGCGCCGGTAGTGCGTGATGTTGTAAAAAAAGCGCGCCGGGCTGGCGGAGGGTTTGGATGGGTCCGTTCGCGGGAGAGGATTGCAGGCCGCAATGTTGGGCAGGCCGCCGTACGGCGCGCCGTGGTCGATGCGCGTGCGCCGAGCGTTCAACCGCGTGTGAATGGGACGCGCAGAAGTTATGCGCCTAATGCTGTGAGTTTTTCCGGCATGGCGGAGCGGGCGCATGAGGTGGATGGGCAGAAGGTGAAGACGCGCGGGCCAAGGGATTTTCGGCGTGCTGCGCGCGTTACGGGTGTGGATGAAGCCGAGGCACGATTTGCGCCGTTGAGGCTAGGGCGCGATTCCGTAACCGAACCTGCGGATATTCGTAGTGCGCTCGATGATTATTTCACGCGCCAGGCGCGCTTGCCGCCGGCGGGCGGTGCGGCGTTCGATCCGCGGCTGACCCCGGCCTGGGCCGGTGTTAAAATCCCCGTTTGAGGTTTGCATGAGCAATGTGATTCTAACGCTGGGCGGCGTACCGTTCCAGGATATGGAAGTGCCGGAGAAGATTTCCTTCGGCGGCAAGCAACGCGTGGCCGTGCAGAATCTCATCGGCGGCGGGCGCGTGGTCTCGGCACTGGGGCTGGATGACGGGGTGATTTCCTTCTCCGGTATTTTCTCGGGCGCTGATGCGGTGAACCGTGCGCAATTGCTGGATGCCGCGCGCGCTCTGGGCGCGGCGCTGCCGCTTGTGTGGGACGGTTTTTATTATAGCGTGATTCTGCAGGAATTTTCAGCGGAATATCGCAAGCCGAATCTCATCCCGTTCGCCATTACCTGCGTCGTGGTGAGCGACCCGGTGGCCGCACTTGCGGCTGCGGCGGCACCGGTTGCGAATCTGGTCGCGCGCGACCTTGGCATCGCGACCGCGCTCAGCGGGCAGGCCGGGCTCTCCCTCGGCGGGATCAGTGCGACGAGCCTGGCGGGATATTCCGCGGTGCAGACGGCGTTGACTGCGGCCATCGGCGCGCAGGGGGCGGCGCTGAGCGGGGCAGCGGCGGCGGTGAATGATGCAAGCGATGCGGGGGCGGGGGCTGCTGCTGTGAACCAGCTTAGCAGCATTTCGGGCCAGTTGGCGGGGCTGAGTGCTATGGGCGGTTATGTCAATCGCGCGGCCATGAATTCGGCGGAGGCGCTGTGATGGGAAATCAGACGATCACCGTGGCCGGCGGCAATCTCTTTGCACTGGCCGCGAAATATCTGAATGACGCAACGCAATGGATTCGCATTGCGCAGGCCAATGGCCTCTCGGACCCGGTGTTGCAGGGCGTGACGATATTGGTGATTCCGCCGGTGGATGCGGCGGCCGGGGGCGGCATTGCCGGCTGAGCAGCCGCAATTGCGGATAAGCGTGGGCGGCGTGCCGGTGCCGGGCGTGGTCTCGCTCGAAATCGAGTCCGTCGGCTATTTCGCGGCGGACCGGTTTCATGCGGGTTTTGCGTTGGCGCCGGCGGGCATTGCGTATTTCGCGTCGCTGGGTTTGCAGGAAATCACCATTGAGGCTGCGCTTGGCGGCTTTGGATTTACGAATCTGCTTACCGGGCAGATTGACAATGTGCGCATCGACATGTTGCGCAATATCGCGCTTCTGAGCGGGCGGGATTTATCGGCGCGGCTGATCGACACCGAAATATCGGAGACCTTTGCGAATCAGACGGCGAGCCAGATCGCGGCGACCTTGGCGGCGCGGCACCAGCTGAGCGCGAATGTCACGAACACCACGACGCCGGTTGGGCAATATTACGAGCTTGACCATGCGCGCAGCGCACTCGGGCTGCATGCGCGGGCGACGACAGAGTGGAATCTGCTGGCGGCGCTGGCGCAGGCGGAGCATTTCGCGCTGTCGGTGACCGGGACGGTGTTGAATTTCGGGCCGCCGCCGGCGGCAACCGCCGTTGCCGTGACGCCGCAGAATTTCGTGTCGCTGTCGTTGGATATGGCGGCGAATCTTCCAGGGCAGGCCAGCGTGAAATCCTGGAACAGCCGCAACAAGCAAGTGGTGGCGCAAACACAGGGCAGCGGGGCGCAGACCACGCTCATTCGCCCGAATTTGACGCCGGCGCAGGCACAGAGCATGGCGGCGAATCATCTGGCGACCGTGCAGGCGCATGGGGTGATGCTGACCGGCGTGATGCCGGCGGATGTGACGCTGATGCCGGGCCAGCAATTGGTGCTCAACGGAACGGGGTCGTCGCTGGACCAGAGCTACAATATCGCCTCGGTGTCCCGGACGTTTCAGAATCATTCAGGATTTTTGCAGAATATTCGGGCTTACGCCGTGGTTTGATGCCGCTGTTCTATATTTCAGGAGTTCATATGATCAAGCTGTTTTTCGAATCGCCCGCCAATCGCGCGGGGCTTTCCGCTTGGGCGGCCACCGCGCTCACCGCGTTGGTGCAAGTTCTGGTCACGCGAACGTTGCCGCCGGCGGCGGATTTGCTGGGGCTCGTGATCGGCCTGCTGGCGATCGTGCAGCCGGATAACAGCGTGACGCGCGCGCAGTTGGAAAAGGCGGTCGCCGATGTGCAGGCGATGCTGCACAGCAAAACGCCGGCGAATGTGGAGAGCGTGGTCGCGGATGCCGCCGGGCTCGTGGCGGGTGTCACCACGCCAAAGGCAAAATCTTAATACGGGCCGAAGGAGTTCAACATGAGCAATACGACGCAATCCAACGTGAATGAGGTTCTCACCGATATGACGGATGTTGCCGATGTTGCCGCTGCTGCCACGGGAAATCCGGTGGCGGGGGTGGTGGCCGCCGGGCTCGGCGCTGCCGGGGCGGTGGCGGCGAGCGTGGAGGCAGGTGTGGCGGCGCATCAGGCCGCACTCACCACGGCCATCGGTGCGGCGAACAGCCTGGCCAGCGCCTCCGCCCCGGTCATCGCGGCACTGCCTGCTGCCGACCAGCAAAAGGCCACCGGCATTCTGGCGGCCATTTCGGACTTGCTGAGCGATCTCGGGAAAATTTTCTGAGTTTGAAAACCCTCTGAAGGCAAGCGCATGGATCAATTCTGGAACCTGGTGAAAAGCCACGCGGCGGGGCTGGACGGGTTGGCCGGTGTCGCGCGGTTCGGGCTCGTGTCGAGTTTTGATCCATCCGCCTACGCGGCGCGGGTGATGCTCCAGCCGGAAAATGTGCTGAGCGGCTGGCTGCCGATTCTCTCATCCTGGGTTGGCGCGGGCTGGGGCATGGCCGCACCGCTCACCCCCGGCGCGCAGGTGCTGGTGCTGGCGCAGGAGGGGGATGCCGAGCAGGGCGTGATCATCGGCGCGGTATGGTCGGCGGTGGATACGCCGCTGCCCGCCCCCGCCGGCGAGCTATGGTTGCAGCACCAGAGCGGGAGTTTCTTGAAATTGCATAATGACGGCAGCATCGCCTTGCAGGCGCCGGTGGTGAATGTGAGTGGCAATCTGGTGGTGAGCGGCGATATTTCCGACCGGGGCGGCGCGCATGGCACGCTGGCGGCGCTGCGCAGCGCCTATGATGCCCACACGCACGCAGACCCGCAGGGCGGCAGCACGGGCCTGCCGTCGGAGCGCGTGTGATGGCCGATCTGGCGTTGCAGTTCGGCGGGGACCTCGCCGTGGGGCCAACCGGCGATGTGTTGCTGGCGGCGGGCACGGCGCTCACGCAGCAGCGCGTGCTGCGCCGGCTGCTCACGAATCCCGGCGATTATATCTGGCAACTTAACTACGGCGCGGGGCTCGGGCAATTCGTCGGCCAGCCGGGCGCGCCGGCTTCCATTCGCGGCGTGGCGCGCGCGCAGATGCTGCTGGAATCCGCCGTCGCGCCCACGCCGGCCCCGGTGATCAGCGCCATGGTGGCGGATGATGGCGTGGTCACGCTCACGTTGAATTATGCCGATGCCAGCGGGCAGGCTTCTCTCCTCACTTTTTCCCTGTAGGGTCTCATGCAATTATCGCTGCAGAATTTCGCCAGCCTGATGGAAGGCATGGCCGCCGCCGTGCAAGGTGCCGCCCAAAACCTGCTGGATCTCACGGTGGGTTCGGTATTGCGCGCGATTCTGGAGGCCAACGCCTCGGTCGCGCTCTGGCTGCAATGGCTCATCGTGCAATGCCTGGCGACCACGCGGCTTTCGACCAGCAGCGGGGCGGATTGCGATAGTTTTGGGGCGGATTTCGGCTTTGCGCGGCTGCCCGCCGTGGCCGCCACCGGGCAGGTGAATTTCGCGCGCTTCACGCCCGGCATTGCCGCGTTCATCCCGGTGGGCACGGCGGTTTCCACGGCGGGAAATGGCCAAATGTTTCTCGTCACGGCGGATGTCTCAAACACGTCTTATGATGCCGCCACCGGCATGTATGGCCTGCCCGCCGGGGTGGCGAGCCTGAATCTGCCGGTTACGGCCAGCATTGCGGGTGCTGCGGGCAATGTGCAGCCGGGGGCGATCAGCCTGCTCAGCTCCGCGGTGGCGGGGGTGGATACGGTCACAAACGCGCAGGCGCTCACCGGCGGGGTGGATACGGAGAGCGATGCGTCGTTCCGCGCCCGTTTTGGCAATTATCTCGCCAGCCTTTCGCGCGCCACCAACATCGCCATCGGCGCGGCGGTCACGGGCATTCAGCAGGGGTTGAGCTATGCGATCCATGAGAATGTGAACCCGGCGGGTGCGGCGCAGATGGGGTTCTTCGTGCTCACGGTGGATGACGGCTCGGGCAATCCGCCCGCCGGCCTGCTCGCCACGGTGCAGCAGGCGGTGGATTCGATCCGCCCGGTTGGCACTGGCTTTGCCGTGCAGCCGCCGCAGGTGACGCTCGCCAATGTCGCGGTCTCGCTCACCACGGCGGCGGGTGCCTCGCATGCCGCCGCCGTGGCCGCCGTTGCCGGCGCGATTGAAGCCTATATCGCCACGCTGCCGATCGGCGGCGTGCTGAGCTATACGCGCCTCGCGCAACTCGCCTTCGATGCTTCAAGCGCCGTGACCAATCTCTCCGGCCTGCTGTTGAACGGCGGCACTTCGGATCTGGTGCCCTCGGCATTCGGCGTCATCCGCACCGGCACGGTGAGTGTGGTATGAGCGGCACGGGGAGCACGGCGGATATGCTCGCGCGGCTGAAAATGGTGCTGCCGGCACGCTGGTTTGCCGATAGCACGCCGATCCTGGACGCGCTGCTGAGCGGCCTGGCGAGCGGCTGGAGCGGCGTTTACGGCTTGCTCCACTATGTCCGCGCGCAGACGCGCATCGCCTCGGCCAGCGGGATATTTCTGGACATGGCCTCGGCCGATTACCTCGGCGGCGCGCTGCCGCGCCGGGCCGGGGAGGCGGATGCGGCCTATGGCGCGCGGCTGATGGGCAATCTGATCAGCCCGCGCGCCACCCGCGCCAGCCTCACGGCGACACTCACCACGCTCACCGGGCGCGCACCGGAGATTTTCGAGCCGCTCAATCCGGCGGATACCGGGGCCTATAATTTCAACAACGGTTACAACAGGGCGGGCGGCTATGGCAGCCGCAATCTGCCCTATCAGTTTTTCGTTAAAGCCTACCGGCCCAACAACACGCCCATCAGCAACGCCGGCGGTTATGTTCAGGGGCCGGGCGGCTATAACAGGCGGCCGATGTTCTATGCCGATGCCGCGCAATTCGCCGGCACGGTGGATGATGCCGAGATCTACGCCAACGTCGCCTCGGTTCTGCCCACCACCAGCATCGCCTGGACGCAAATCTCCAACTGAGGATCATGCATGGATCGCAACATCGTCTATCCCGGGAGCATCCCGCTGGATACGGATATTCTGTACCCCAACCGCAACGCGATGGTGGGCATTGCCGCCCTCACCGCCGCCGTGCTCGGCAGCAATGTCGTGGTGGACGGGCTTGTCTGTTCGCCCTCCTCGCCGCCTTCGCTTACCGTCAACATCGGCCCCGGCAGCATCACGCAGCTCACGGCGGTGGATGCCTCGGTCTATGGCTCGCTGGCCGCCGATGTGGCGGATCAGATTGTGAAGACCGGCATCAATCTGCAGGCGACGGGCTTTACGCTGGCCGCACCGGCAAACTCCGGCCAGTCGATCAATTACCTCATCGAGGCGGCGTTTTCCGAGACCGATACGGACGCGGTGGTGCTGCCCTATGTGAATGCGGCAAATCCGGCGCAGGCGTATTCCGGCCCGGGCAATTCGGGCGCGGCGCAGAACACGCAGCGCATTCAGCGCGTGCAGTTGCAGGTGAAGGCGGGGGCGGCGGGGAGCAACGGCGCGCAGGCGACGCCGGCGGTGGATGAAGGATGGGTCGGGCTCTATGTGATTACCGTGAATTACGGCCAGACGGCGATCACCGGCGCCAGCATCGCGACACTGCCGGGCGCGCCGTTCCTTGCCTACAAGCTGCCCGCGCTGCGGCCCGGCTTTGCGAACATGCAGGTTTTCACATCATCGGGCTGGTTCACGGTGCCGAATGGCGTGAGCGTGGTGCGGGCGAGTGTGACGGGCGGCGGCGGTTCGGGCGGGTATCATAGCACCATGCCGAGCGGCGGCGGCGGGGCCGGCGGGCAGGCGGTGGGCATCGTGAGCGGGCTGGTGCCAGGCCAGAGCATTGCGGTGACGGTGGGGGCCGGCGGTGCGGCGCTGGGCAGCCCCGGCACCGGCAATTCCGGCGGCACGTCGAGTTTCGGCGGGTATCTGGCGGCCACCGGCGGGGCCGGGGGCAATGGCGGCACGGTGACGAATTTCTCGAACGCCGGCGGTGCCGGCGGTGCGGGCTCCGGCGGGCAGGTGAATTTCAACGGCTCGCAGGGCGGGGATGCCATCGTGGTCGCCTGCCGGGGCGGCGATGGCGGTGGCCCCGGCAATGGCCGCGCCGCCAGCGGGCCGCAGAACGGCATCAACGCGCCGGGCTATGGCGGCGGTGGCGGGGGTGGCGGCACGTCCACCGGGGCCAATCCGGTCGGCTATGCCGGCGGGGCGGGGGCGGGCGGCATCGTGATCGTTGAATATTAAGGGAGTGCGCGCATGACCACACCGGCCAGCCATCTCTGGCGCCCCTCCAACGCACGCTATGTGCAGCTGGACGGGTTTGTTCCCACCCCGCGCGGCCCGCAGGTGCCGCCCCCGCAGCCGCTCGCCTGGCCCGCCAAGGACCCCGGCGACACGCTGGATTATGTGTTTGATATCACCCCGGCGCTGACCGCCAATCCGGGCGATGCGATCAGCACGCTGGATGTGACGATTGCGCCGTCCAACCCCGGCGATGTGACATTGGTCTCGGCGGCGGCGGATGGCCCGCGCGCCGTGCTCTGGCTGGCCGGCGGCCAGGCGCTGACGAATTATACCGTGACCATCAACATCACCACGCTGGGCGGGCGCACGCTGGCGCGCAGCGTGGCACTGCCGTGCATCGCGCTCGCCAGCACGCCGGCCCCGGCCAGCGCGCTCACCACGCCAGGCGGCCCGGCGCTGACCGACCCGACCGGCACTCCCCTGACAACGCTCTGAGGTTCCAGACCCATGCCCACCATCGGACAATTGCCGCCCGCGAGTTCCGTGTCGGATTCCGACGAAATCCCGATCTTCCAGAATGGCCAGACGCTGGCGGCAACGCGCGCGCAGGTGCTGGCCGGCGTGCAGAGCGCGCTCACCGCGCCGCCCAACACGCTGCTGGGCGGCATCGGGCCGGGCACCGCTGCCGCCGTGCCGATCAATATCGGGACCAACCTCGCGCTCTCGGGCGACACGCTGTCTGCCGCCGCCGCACCGTTTGAAATCCCGGGCCTGCCCACCGGCACGCCGCCGGGGGCCGGGGATATCGTGCCGATCGGCCAAAGCGGTGCGAATGCCGGTGTCTCCTACGCGAATTTCCTGGGCGCGATGGCGGGCGTGCCCGGCTTGCCGGGCGGCGCGCTCACCGCCACCGCCAAGGGCGGCAGCGTGGCCCGCACGCTGGCGGCACTGGCGGGCAATGCGGTTGCCATCGAGGATTTCGGCGCGGTGGGGGATGGCGTGACGGATGACAGCGCCGCCCTGCTGGCGGCGGTGGCGAGCGGCGCGCCGGTCCGGCTGGGCGCGAAAACCTACGCCATTGCGGGCGAGTGCGATATTTCCGGCGCGATCTGCACCCTGCTTGGCGTGCCCGGCCTCAGCATTCTGAAACGCTGCGCGCAATCCAGGCTCGGCAGCTCGGCCACCGCCGCCTGGCTCAGCATCTCGGCGGCCAATCTGTTCATGGATGGCGTGATTTTCGATGCCAATGCATCCATCACCACCAACACATTCGGTGTATTAATTCAGGCATCCTGCACCAAATCCGTCATCACCCGCTGCCTGTTCCGCAACGCGAAGGGGCCGGGCAATGGCGCCGGGCTGACCTATGTGGCGAGCGACCCGGCGGTCACGCAGCATAGCATCGACCATTGCGAATTCACGGCCAACGCCACCCATGGGTTTTACGCCCAGGCGCTCGATGCGCTCAGCATCACCAACTGCCGGGTGCATGACAATACGCAGGACGGCATCCATATCGACATGGAAGATCCCGCCTTCGCGCTGAAGATTCGCGAATTGCACGTGATGGGCAACACCTGCTGGAACAATAGCTGCGGCATCATCGTCGGCAATTTCAACGCCACCAATGTGCAGACGCAGCCCTTTACCTACGGCAACACCAACCCGGACGTGCTGGGGGCGGTGATCATCGGCAATAATTGCTACGCCAATCGCGGCTACGGCATTTATATCTCCGGGCGCAATATTCTGGTCTCGGGCAATCTCTGCACCAACAATAGTTCCATCGCGGCGAGCGGTGCGGGCATTCTCTGCGATACCGGCTATTGCAAGATCACCGGCAACATGATCAGCGGCGCGTCCGCCTTCGGGATCGATTGCGGCGGCGCGATCTATACCGAGGTGGACAGTAATTATATCAACGGCGCGCTGATCGGGCTGAATATCGGCGGCGGGCAATATTGTACGGCGCGCGGCAATTTCATTCAGGATTGCACAGGCACGTCGATCGCCGTGCAGAATGTCGAGGCCGATGGCTCGGGCGATAATTTCGGCATTGCCTGCACCGGTCTTTCGATCATCGGCAACTGGATCAACTACAGCGGCTATGTGAACGGTATCCTCGTTCGCGACGGGGCGCAGAATATTCTCGTCGCGGATAACATCATCGTCGCCGATGCCGGGGCGAGCCTCACGAATGCGATTTCCGCTTATACGGATAGCATTACAATACGCGGCAATCTGCTGAATTTCACGCCGCGCTGGGCGGTGAATCCGGCGATGGTGAACGGCGTTTATACGCTGATCGTGCCGGATATCGCCGATGCGGTCACGGTCACGCAATCCACCGCCCCGATCGCCACGATCATGACCGCGCAGGCTTTTGCGACGCTGGGGCAGATCACCTTCGTGAAGGTTACCAGCCCGGGGTTTGGCTATACGTCGGCCAGCGTGAGTTTCTCGGGCACCGGCAGCGGTGCGGCGGCGAATGCCGTGCTCTCCAACGGCCAGCTCATCGGCATTCAGATGATCAATAACGGCACCGGCTACGGCAGCGGCACCAGCGTCATCATCAGCGGCAATGGCGCGGGGGCGAGCGCCAGCGCGCAAGTTGGCCTGCCGCTGCCGCTGAACCGGGAGCTGACCGTGGATTGCCTGGCGAGCGCCGCTTTTGCCAACAGAGTGGGAACGCCGGCGCTCAGCAACTGGACCGGTGCTGCCATCACTTTGCCGGCGGGTTCGAGCATCGACTGGATCAGCACAAACGGCGGCTGGCGCGCGGCGCGCTTCACGCAGAGCGATTATGTGTCACCGAATGGCGATGGCAGTGTCACGCTTCGCACGCAGTCCGGCGATCTTTCGTTGCACCCGGCGGGCAGCGGCATGGTGCGCCTGCTCTCGGATACGGAGCCGACGGGTGCGGTGGAACTCATCGGCCGGGGCTCGCCGCTGAATGCGATCTCTGCGCCTGCGGGCTCGACCTTTCGCAATCTCAATGGCGGCGTCGGCAGCACCTTCTGGGTGAAGCAGACGAGCACGGGTGCGGCTAACTGGGTCGCCGTCGCCTGAGGCCGTTCAAACCCGCGTTCCGCAGCGCCCGCAAACTGGAAAGTTTTCCGAAATGACAACGATCGCCCAACTGCCGCAGGTTCAAACCGTCGGGTCCGGCGACCTGCTGCCGCTCTCCCAGGCGGGGGTGCTGTATTCCGTAAGCGTCGCGCAGCTCAATTTCGGGCTGCAGCCTTTGCTCAGCGTGCCGACCGGCGACCTGCTGGGCCGCCAGAGCCTGGGGGCCGGCGCGCCGGAGAGCATCAGCCTCGGCACTGGCCTTATGCTTGGCAGCGGCACGCTCGCCGCCAACGGCGCGGACCATGCCGGCTTTGCCGTGCAAAGTGCCATGTCCCTCTCGGATGAACTCGTTATCAATGCGGGCAGCACGCCGGGGCTGCTTCCGGTCACCGCGCTGCGCGGCCTGTTCACGGCGGGTTCGGGCATCGCGATCGACAATGAGGGCGTGATCAATGTCACGGTCTCGTCCATCGCCGGTCCCGCCGGGCCGCAGGGCGCGGTCGGCCCCGCCGGTCCCGCAGGCCCGCAGGGTGCGACGGGGGCGACGGGTGCCGGCCTCGGCGGGCCGGCGGCGGGGAATTCCGCCAGCGCCGTGACGTCCTCCGACTATGTCGCCCTCTGGCAGAATGGCGCGCTCGCCTGGATGCCTTATGGCCAGTTTCTCGGCGGCCAGACGATCGATGAGCTGCCCGCCGCCGCGCCTGCTGGCGATAGCGACATGCTGCTGGTGGCCCAAGGCGGCAATGTGCTCAGCGTGCAGAGTGTTGGCGCGCTCTGGAGCTATGTGCAAAGCAAATTGCCCAGCGTGCAGCAGGGGGTGGTGGAACTCACCAGCAACACGGTGCTGGATGCCACCGAGCATAACAACCGCATTCTCATCGCCAGCGCGGCGCTCACGCTCACCGCCAATTTCACCAATACCGGCCCCGGCTTTTCCTGCACGCTGATCAACCTGGCGCCGGGCAACATTACCATGGGCACGGGCATCACCTCGGGCTCCGGCAGCGCCGTACTGCCGCCGGGGGCGGCCACCACGCTGCTCGGGCTGAGCTATTCCGGCGGCTCGCTGATCTGGTGGAGCGGCGTGGTGCCGAATGCGCCCACACTTACCGTGGGCACGATCCAAGCCCCCGCGCTGAATGCGCCCTTCACCGTCACCGGCGGTATTTTCAACGATGCGCCGACGGCGCTGGATTATTCCACCGATGGCGGTGCGACATGGACCGCCGCGCCGAGCCCGGTGATCACGCAGAACGCCTACAGCTTCACCGCTGCGGGCTTGGCGGCGGGCAATTATACCGTGCGCGTGCGCGACCATGCGAATGTCGCCATCATCGGCGTCTCGAACGGGTTCACCATCGCCGCCCCAACCCTCAGCCTCTCGCCGCTGCCCGCCACGGTGGCGCTGGGCGCACCGCTGGCGCTCTCGGGCACTGTCACCCCCATCAGCAGCGCCGTGCAGGCGGGCCTGTCCGCCAGCGCCAGCGTGCCGCCCACCGCCTGGGTGAATGCGCTGGTGAATGACGGCAACTGGAGCGCGAGCCTCACCCCCGCCACCACCGGCACCTTCTACATCTGGGCCGAGCATGAGAATGCGCCTGCCGTGACGGCCATCGGCGGCCCGCTCAGCGTGGTGGCCGCCGCCATCACCGTCTCCGCACCCGCCAGCGGCACGGCGGCGGCCGCACTCAGCGTAACCGGCACGGTGAGCCCGGCGGCGGATGCCGTGAACGTGCAACTCGCGACGCAAAACACGATCGTGCCGACCGGCGGATGGACCGCCGCCGCCAACAGCGCCGGCAATTTCACGGCGAGCCTGACGCCCGCGACCGCCGGCACCTGGTATGTCTGGGCGCAGGATGCGGTGACGGGGCTGAGCGCCGTCTCCGCCGCCATCAATGTCGCGGCCGGGGCGGGCCTGACCTACACGATCAACAATCCCGGCGGGAGCTATGTGCATGGGGTGAGCACCGTGCCGCTTAACGGGTCGATCACGCCGGCGCAGAATGTGCCCACGCAGATCGCGCTCTCCACCTCCAACAATGTGGTCCCGACCTCGGGCTGGGAGAGTGCGGCGATCCTCTACGGCAATTCGCTCTGGGGCGTGTTTTACGTAACACCCGCCGCCCCTGGGAATTACTATGTCTGGGTCTCGACCAGCAGCGGCGGCAGCGTGCTGGTCAGCGATTTCACAATCCCGGTGAGCTAAGCCATGGCGTTATTGTTCAATGAGCGCGGCTCGCCGCTGGCGGTCGCGGCGGGCAAACGCGCGCTGGTGGCACCGCTGCCGGCGGGCAGCGGCGTCCCGGCGGGCGTGTTCGCGGGGCCTTATCCTTCGGCCATCGCGGGCCTGTCCGGCTGGTGGGATGCGGGAGCCTTGAGCGGCCTGCAAACCAGCGCGGGCGGGCCGGTGACGGCCACGGGTGCGGTGGTCGGCGCGCTCACCGATAAATCGGGCGGCGGAAACAGCCTGCTGCCGTTTCACCTGAGTGCCGACACCGCGCCCGCCGCCACGCTGGCCGCGCCGCGCGTGAACGGGTTTCTGGGCGCGGTCGGCGCGCCGGACACTTCCATCGTGAATTTCGGCCCGAGCCTGGACCCGGACTGGGGGCTGGCACATCCGGGCTTTGAACTGGGTTCGGGGGCGGCCTGGACGCGCTATCTCGTCTGGACGCGGCCGAACTGGCGGCAGGGCACCTATTATGTGAACACCGCGCCCATCCCGCTGCTCCACACCACCGCCGGCGCGGGCAGCACCATTTTGCAGGCGGACAGTGCCGAGGGTACGAATCTCACGCTGTTTCCGGGCACCGCGAGTCAGACATTGCTCACCGCCACGCTGGCCCGGCGGCACAGCCATGCGGTGATTCTAAGCAACATTCCGGGGCAGGGGGTGGATGTGTGGCTGGACGGCGTGCAGGTCGCCGCCGCCATCGCCAACCCGCTGCCCGCCAGCGCCAAGGCGCAGGTGCTGTTTTTGCACGACGGCAGCATCCAGGGCTCCGCGCAATGCTGGTTTCATGAAGCCGCGTGCTGGGAACATGCGTTGAGCAGCGCGGACATTGCCACCCTCATCGCCGCGCAGGCGCGCTGGGTGCTGGGCGCGCGCCGGGGGGTGAATCTGCTCATCATGGGCCAGTCCAACGCCGCCTGGTTCATCACCTCGGGCGGGCCGCTCGCGCTGGCGCAGGGCATTGCCTGGTATCTGGGCGCGGCGGCTTACGGCTTCACCGCCGCCGCGTCCGGCTCCTATATTTCGCCCAACCGCTATTCGGTGATCTCCGGCCACCCGATCTCCAATTCCTCCCCGCCGCTCTTCCCGCCCGGTGTGGCCAACGGCACCTTCCTCACCAACCCGGGCGACGGGTCCGACCCGTCCAGCTGGAGCGGCGGGCCGGATTTCGCCGCGCTCACCGCTTATCTCACCGGGAGTGCCGCCCTGGTCGCGGCGGTTGATGAGGCCGATATCGCCTTTCTCGTCTGGCCCTGGTCCGAGCAGGACAGCACGATGCCCTACGCCAATAAATCGCTCTACAAGGCCAGCGTGCTGCGGCTGCTCTCGCTCACCCGCGCGCTGCTCGGGCGGTCTGCGGCCAGTCTGCCGCTGCTGGCCTGGAATGCGGTGCCCTATGAGACGAATGACGGCGTGCAGATGGTGCGCGAATCCATCGCCGACCTCGCCGCCGTGCCGGCGAACAATATTCTCGTCTTCGCGCCGCAGACCGCCGATTCCAACCCGCTGAACGCGACCTATGACGCCACCACCGGCCTGTTCACCGGCGGCGATCCGGAACATCGCGACGCGCCGGATCTGCTGCGCTATGGCCGCATCGGCGCGCTCAACGCGGGGCCGGCTGCCATCGCGCTCGGCCTGTCGGATTCCATCCCCGCCGCCGCTCTCCCCACTGCCGGGCTGCCCGCGAAAGGCGGTCCGCGCATCGCGCATGTTTACCGGGCTTCCAATACGAGCCTCATCCTCACCATCGCCCATGATTCCGGCAATGACCTCATCGTGCCGCTGCAAGCGGCCTTTGGCGCGGGCTTCGCGGTGATGGATGGCGGCAGCGTCGCCGCACCCGGCAACATCATCGCCGCCACGGCGGCGGCGCGGATCGATGCCACGCATCTCCTGCTCACGCTCGCCAGCGCCATCACCAACGCCTCGGCCAATGTGCTGTTCTTCTACCCGTATGGCAGCACGCAGATCGGACGGGGCGATGCGGTGACGGACAATGCGGCCAGCCATGCCCCGCCCGTGAACTGGAACATCGGCAACGACCTCGGCAGCGCCTGGGCGCTCAACCTGCCGCTGCAGGCCACGAGCTACCCGATCACCCTGTCCGACACGCCCGATTAGCTCTCCCAAGGAGATACCATGGACTCAGACGCCATTGCGGCGCTGCGCGCCGATCTCGCGCTGCTGCGCACCGATGTCGCCGGCATCCGCCAGGATATCGGCAGCCTCGAAGCCAGATCGGATTCCATCGAGGCCTGGCGCGTGCGCTATCTCAGCCAGGAGGACCAGGTGATCGGCAAATTATTCGCCAAGGTCGATGAGCTGGTCGCGGGCTTGAGCGACCTGCGCGCCGATATTTCGCGCATTCGCGGCGAGCGCGATGCCGAGCGGCGGATGAGCATGATGATCATCAGCCTGCTCTCGGCAGCCTGCGGCGGGCTGATCGCGAGCCTGTTCCATGGATAATTTCTCCCGCTGCTTCAGCTTCATCTTGGCCTCCGAGGGCGGTTTCACGGCCAACGCGGACGATCCGGGCAACTGGACGGGGGGTGCCATCGGCCAAGGCCAATTGCGCGGCACCAAATACGGCATCAGCGCCGCCGCCTATCCCACGCTCGATATTGCGGCGCTGACGGAACAGGCGGCGGCGGCGATTTACCGGCGTGATTACTGGGCGCCCTTGCAGGGCGATGCGCTGGCCCTGCCGTTGGCGCTCGTGGGGTTCGATGCCGCCGTGAATGCCGGGCTGCGCCGCGCCATCATCTGGCTGCAACAGGCGGCGGCCCAGCCGGCGGACGGCGTACTCGGCCCCGGCACCCTGGCCGCACTCAGCCATGGCGATGCGCTGGCGTTGGCACGCGAGGCGTTGGTCCGCCGCCTGGATTTTTCCTCCCGCCTGCCGACCTGGCCCAGCTTTGGCCTCGGCTGGTCAAGACGCATCATCGCACTCGCTGGGGAACTGCCAGCTACTCGTGGAGAAGCTTGA